ACGGAGCAGGTTCAGGCGGAGCTATGATTGACGCTTTAACAGATTTAAATGTTGCATCTTCACTTAGTATAGGTGGTTCAGGTGTAGCGACAACAGGTAAAGCTATAGCAATGGCTTTGGTTTTCGGATAAAATTAGGACAATATTATGGCAAATCCAAATTTAGTAAATGTAACTTCTATATACGCTAACAGTATAAATGGAGCTTTAACAACTACAGTAACAACTGACTTATTAACTTGTGCAAGTGATAAGTTAATTAAAATTAATAGCATTATTGTTGCAAATATAGACGGTACTAACGCAGCAACCGTAACAATGGGTGTTATTAAAAGTGGTGGTTCAGTAGTTTTATTCGCTTCAACTATTTCTGTTCCTGCGGATGCTACCTTAGTATTGATAGATAAAAATTCAGGTATCTATCTTGAAGAAGGAGACATCTTAGAGGGTGGTGCAAGTGCTAACTCAGACTTAACTTACACCATTAACTACGAAGAACTAGATGACGCATAAGGAGTACAAATATGGCTCATTTTGCAGAACTTAATAACAGCAACGAAGTATTACGAGTAGTAGTAATATCCAACGATGATGTAAATGCTAATGGCGGAGACTATTCTTCGTCAGCTGAAACATTTGTTTCTACAATCGTTCCACATGCAAGTGGTGGCAACCAATGGAAACAAACTTCTTACAATGGAAATGCTCGTAAACAATACGCAGGCATAGGCATGACCTATGATGCTACTAAAAATAAATTTATATCTCCTCAACCTTATTCTTCTTGGTCGTTAGATGATAATGACGACTGGCAAGCACCAGTTCCTTATCCAAAGGTTACAGAAATAGACTCTAATATTGTTTTAATATTTTGGGATGAAGATAATCAAAAATGGACAGGTAAAGTGGACTCAACTAATTATGACTGGGATGCTACTAATCTGCAATGGAATGAGGTCTAACCATGGCTAATTCTAATGGCGGAGTAGTAGGTGTCGATAACCCCCCAGTTGAACAACCAGCAGTTATAACAACTTTTAATTCTAGCGGTACTTTAACGACTGCTTCTTATGCTACCACAGTTGAATACTTAGTTATCGCAGGTGGTGCAGGAGGAGGCTCTACAGTTGGTGGAGGCGGAGGTGCTGGTGGATATAGAACTGCTACTGGTTTTCCTGTCTCAGCATCAACAGGCTATTCAATTACTGTAGGAGGGGGTGGTTCTGCTGGTGGCGCAGGTTCAAATTCAGTTTTTTCTTCAATTACTTCAGCAGGTGGTGGTCAAGGAGGAGGATTCCAAACAGTAGGCTCTTCTGGTGGTTCAGGTGGTGGTGTTGGTGGTAGAAATAGTGAGGCGAATGGCTCTGGTGGTGGTGCAGGAAATACACCTCCCGTAAGTCCATCACAAGGTAATACTGGTGGAAACAGAGGTGGCGGTGGTGCTAACGCCCTTGGTGGCGGAGGCGGAGGCGGAGGTGCTGGTGCAGTCGGTGGCAATAGTAGGGCATTAGATGGAACTAACTCTAAAGAAGGTGGTAATGGTGGAGCAGGTACAGCTTCTTCAATCACAGGTTCATCTGTAACAAGAGCAGGTGGAGCAGGGGGTGGAGGTGATATTGGTGCGTCTGGTGGAGATGGTGGTTCAGGTGGTGGTGGTAATGGGTCAGGACCTAATCACGCATCATCAGCAGGAACAGCTAACACAGGGGGTGGCGGTGGTGGTGCAGGTACTAACGGTAGTAACCCTGCTAGTGCAGGTGGTTCAGGAGTTGTTATTATTAAAGAAGCTGCAGGACCTTACTTAGCCTCAGGAATATGGGATATGAACGCACTTTACGATAATGTAAAAGCAGGAACATGGACAAATGCCTAGATTAGTCGGAGCAGCACAAACCGTTACAACAAATGCTGCACAAGTAACAACATTTAATTCAAGCGGAACATTTGCACCAGTAACATCTACCTTTGATGCTCTAGTAATAGCTGGAGGCGGAGGCGGTGGTGTTGAAAATGTTTCAAATGGTACTGGTGGTGGAGGCGGTGCAGGTGGTTTTAGAGAAGTTACAGGCATCTCATCCCCAGGTTCACCAACACCAGTTACAGTAGGAGCAGGTGGTTCAGGAGCAGCACATACTGGTGCTGGTGGCTCAAATGGAGCTGACTCCGTAGTTGGTAGTGTTACCTCGACAGGAGGCGGTGGAGGTGGTGGTGCGCCAGGACCAAGAGCTGGTGGAACTGGTGGATCAGGTGGCGGAACTGCTTTAGCTAATCAATGGTTACCTGCATACAACGATTCATCTACGCCTACAAATGGTAATACACCTCCTACCTCACCCGCACAAGGAAACCCCGGTGGTAATAGATTAAATGGTGGATCAAATGTTTCAGGCGGTGGCGGTGGAGCAGGAAGTGCAGGTGTAGTTGGTGGAACTGCAACTAATCCATCAGACCCAGGGGCATCAGGAGTAGGAACAGGTGGAAATGGTGCACCCTCAACTATCTCAGGATCAGATGTAACTTATGCAGGTGGCGGTGGTGCTGCTGCTCAAGGCATACCACAACCACAAGGCGGTCCTGGTGGTGGCGGAAATGGTGGTTTATATACACCAGCAGGAACAAATGGAACTGCTGGAGCAACTAATAAAGGTAGTGGCGGTGGTGGCGGAACTAATCAGCCTGGAACTGGAGCATCAGGAGCAGGTGGTTCAGGCGTGGTCATTATTAAAGAACCAGCTTTTAAAACAGCATCAAGTATGTGGGATTTAAGGCAAGTGTTTAGACAAGTTAAAGCTGACGATTGGCCAAGCTAACAACAACCTATCTTTTAAAATACATCTAATTTATACTATCTTCCAAGAGAGAGAAGATGAATCTAAAATACTATTACTGGTACTTTCAATCAGCCATACCTGAAAGAATATGTGATGACATAGTTCGTTATGGTAAAGAGCAAGATAAACAAATGGCTCTTACAGGCAACGCTAATAAAGATAACTTAACTAAATTAGAGCTTAAAAACATTCAAAAGAAACGCAAGTCTGATGTTGTATGGATGTCAGATAGATGGATATACAAAGAAATACAACCTTACATACACCAAGCAAATGCTAACGCTGGTTGGAATTTTGAATGGGATTGGTCAGAGTCTTGTCAATTTACCGAATACAAAAAAAACCAGTTTTACGATTGGCATTGCGACTCTTACGAAGAACCCTATAACAATCCTGAAAATCAAAACATACATGGTAAGTATAGAAAACTTAGCATGACTGTATCTTTAACCGATCCTGATGAATATGAAGGCGGAGATTTAGAGTTTGATTTTAGAAACACAGACGAAGGCTCACAGCCAAGAATATGTGAAGAAATTAGAAAGAAAGGTAGCGTGATTATCTTTCCATCTTTTGTTTGGCATAGAGTCAAACCAGTAACCAAAGGAATACGACACTCCTTAGTGTGTTGGAATTTAGGATATCCATTTAGATGAGCTTTAAGAAAAATAAATACCAAGTAATTAAAGGTGCTATATCAACAGAGTTAGCAGATTTTTGTTATCAATACTTTTTAAACAAAAGAGCAGTCGCAAGACATTTGTTTGATGAAAAATATATTTCACAATTTACTGAATACTTTGGTGTGTGGAACGATCAACAAATACCTGAAACTTATTCACATTACTCAGATATAGTTATGGAAACTTTATTGCAAAAAGTTAAACCTATTATGGAAAAAGAATCAGGTGTAAAGCTAACTGAAACTTATTCGTATGCAAGAATCTATAAAAAAGGTGATGAGTTAAAAAGACATAAAGATAGATACTCTTGCGAGATATCTACTACTATGAATTTAGGTGGTGATGATTGGCCTATATTCCTAGAACCATCAGGCGAAGAAGGTAAAAAAGGCGTAGAGGTAAATTTAAAACCAGGCGATATGCTGATGTATCGTGGATGCGATTTAGAGCATTGGCGTGAACCATTTAAAGGTAAAGATTGCGGACAGGTGTTTTTGCATTATAATGATGCTAGTGGCAAAAATGCCGAAAGCAACAAATATGACGGTAGACCTATGATTGGATTGCCCGCATATTTTAAAGGAGCTTAATATGGATATATTAATACCATTAATAATAGTAGCAGTAGTTTTGGCTTGGTCTGTAAAAAGATTCAAACCTGAGCTTTGGGAAAAAGCAGTTTCTAAATTTAAACGTTGAATGAGATTGTCAAAGCTATTGAAACCATAGGAATACCAGCAGCAGGGGCAGTTGGTTTAGGTTATTTAGTTTGGACTCTTTTTAAATCTCTTATAGCAGACATCCACAAAAAACTTGATACGCAACATGCCATGATAGTGGCTTTAATAGATCGTATCCGCCAAATGGATAATGATATGATTCGTATTGACGCTATGGTTAGAGCGGCCATGAATCTACCACCTGATGTAAATCGTATAGCTAGATCTGACGGTAAAAAAGATACTAGAAAAGATTAGTTTTTTTAGTATATAATTCTTAAATGAACGCCAAATCAAGACCAACAACCGCAGATGTAGCTGCAAACTTGCACGCACATGAAGTAAAATGTGAAGAGCGTTGGAAGACTATATTTTCTGAAACTGCTGATATTAAAAGAGAAATGTCTGATATCAATCAAACTATGAAAATGGCCACTTTTGGAGTGTTTGGTTTTATAGGCGCTTTAATAATTGCTGTACTTTCAGGAATGTTTCCAGTTAGTTAATCGTATGTTTAACAGCAACGACAAGCTGTCTCCTCACTTTAGATTGCGTGAATTTGAAAAGTCTCAAATTGCAGATCGTTTCAAAATAGATAATACTGTTAAAGATGAAGAAGTTTACAACAAACTTATACTCTTATGTGAAAACGTACTGGAGCCTATACGCGTTCATTATGGCATACCTTTTTCTCCTAACAGTGGTTATAGGTGCCTTGATCTCAATAGAAGACTGGGAAGTTCAGACAAATCCCAACACACTAGAGGGCAGGCATGTGATATTGAGATCCCAACCGTATCCAATTATGAGCTTGGGATATGGATCAGGGACAATGTGGAGTGCGATACTGTTCTCTTAGAGTTTTATCAAGAAGATGTACCATCAAGTGGATGGGTGCATGTTTCTTATATCAGCAAAGACAATAATAGGAATAGGGCATTAAAATTTGATGGTAACCATTACACTACATTATGAATATAGATGAGCAAATGAAACGGTCTCATACAATTGAGATCAATCATAACGAATCAAAAACTTGGTATAACTTAGCTGAGGGTTTTGATAAATGGCGAGTCTTTCCTAGATTGCTTATTACTTTATATGGTTATGCTTTTTATAGAACTATAGAATGGTTTATGACCTTGCCTGACCCAACCAACGCACAATCAGCATTTGTTTCTGTAATCGTAGGCGCAGGTGCAGCTTGGTTTGGTTTGTATGTTGGAGGTAGCGCAAGAAAATGATAGATAAATTAATTGGTCCAGTTAGTAATATCTTAGATAAGTTTGTTGCTGATAAAGATCTAAAACAAAAACTAGAACATGAATTATTAATATCTATTCAAGATGCTAATCTTGCTCAAATCAAAGTAAATCAACAAGAAGCAGCGCATAAATCTATATTTGTTGCTGGCTGGAGGCCTTTTATTGGTTGGGTATGCGGAGTATCTTTAGCTTATCACTTTATATTTGCACCGCTTATAGAATGGATTTTAGTTTTATCTGGTAATACTGTAGACTTGCCAGAGTTTGACTTCTCGCAACTGTCCACTATAGTAATGGGAATGCTTGGACTAGCGGGTGCTAGATCATATGAGAAAACAAAAGGCGTAAGTCGAGAAAAATAAAATAAAATGTCTGAGTCCTCTGCTAGAATATCATTAGCAGGAGAATATCTAGCGGCATCATACTTGCTGAGATATTGTGACTCTGTAATACCTACACCTCCGGGACACAAAGCAGACCTTATTCTTGACCACGATAACAATCTTTACAGGGTTCAAGTAAAGACTACCAATACTGTATATGTAAGAAGAGACAACGATTATTATCGTTGGGAATTGCGTACAAGTAAAAGAACTGCTAATAACATTCGCCAAAATAAAGTGGTAAGATATGGAAATGGTCAAATCGACATGTTTTGTTTTGTTGCTTTGCCAATTAATAAAGTGTTTTTTGATGCGTATGATGGTACAAAAAATTTAACTGAAGTATCTAAAAGCATTAAAAGTTTAAATAAAATAGATTCAAGGGATTCTTTGCTTAAAGCTTTGTTAAAGATAAACAAAACACCAGAGCTAAGTCCTTTAGGTAAAACAGATTAATAGAATATGCCTTTAACAAAACTTACATTTAAACCCGGCATCAACAAAGAGATGACGGACCTTATGGATAAAGGCGGTTGGGCTGATGGTAATCTTGTTCGCTTTAGAAAAGGCTTGCCAGAAAAAATAGGTGGCTGGACTAAAAATAGTTTAAACACTTTCTTGGGAGCTTGTCGCGCCATGCTTGGCTGGGTTTCTTTATCTTCTACTAAGTTTCTAGGCATGGGAACCAACCTAAAATACTATGTTAAGGAAGGAGCTAACTTCAATGATGTTACTCCAATAAGATCTACAACCAGCGCTGGTGATGTAACGTTTGCTAAAGTGGGAACTGGAGATGCAACCATTACTGTAACTGATACAGCTCATGGAGCTGTGGCTAATGATTTTGTAACTTTCTCTGGGGCAGCATCTCTTGGTGGTAATATTACTGCTGCTGTGCTTAATCAAGAATATCAAATAGCAACTATTGTAAATGCTAACTCTTATACAATAGAGGCTAAAGATACTAGCGGCGATCCAGTTTTGGCCGCAGCTGGAGACAGCGGTAATGGTGGTGGATCTACAGTAGGAACCTATCAAATCAATACAGGTCTAAATGTTTATGTTCCATCCACAGGTTGGGGTGTGAGCACATGGGGATCTAGCACATGGGGTTCAGCGGCAGCGGCAAGTTTTGCTAATCAACTAAGATTATGGTCGCATGACGCATTCGGTGAAGATTTGGTTATCAATCCAAGAGCTGGCGGTGTTTATTATTGGGATACATCTAGCGGAACATCAACTAGAGCAGTAGATATTACATCTTTATCAGGAGCTAATCTTGCGCCAACTAAAGGCTTGCAAACTATTGTTAGTGATATTGATCGTCACGTTATTGTTTTGGGTGCAGATCCTATTGTTGGCAGCGCTAGAACAGGAAGCGTAGATCCTTTGCTTGTAGCGTTCAGCAGTCAAGAAAGTTTAACAGATTGGGAGCCAACAGCCACCAATACAGCAGGAGATATAAGACTGTCTTCAGGCTCTCAAATAGTTGGCGGCTTAAGAGCAAGACAAGAAATACTTATTTGGACTGATACATCTTTATATTCTATGCAGTTTGTTGGTGCTCCATTTACATTTGGCGTTAACCTAATTAATGAAAATGTTGGCATGATATCTCCTAATGCTGCTATCAATGCACCTAATGGCGTCTATTGGATGGCCCGAGATGGCTTCTATAAATACGCAGGAGCTGTTGAAAGGGTTACCTCTAGTGTTCTTAATTATGTTTTAGATGATTTAAATACAACACAATCATTTAAAATATTCGGCTTTAGCAACAAAGAGTTTAATGAGATAGGATGGTTCTATTGTTCTGGAAGCAGTGATGATATAGATAGATACATTACTTATAATTATTTAGAAAACGTTTGGAGCATAGGAGAGTTATCAAGAACAGCTTGGTTAGATGAGGGAATATTTGACAATCCACTGGCAACAGAAGGTTCAGGGAACAGCAGCATTTTATACAATCACGAGACTGGCTCAGATGCAGACGGTGTCCCAATGGACAATGTCTTTATTGAATCTGGTGATATCGATATTGACGAAGGTGAGCAATTTGGTTTTGTAAGCAGAATTATTCCTGACGTTAAATTTTTTGGATCCACCCCTACAAGCGGCCAAATAAATTATGTTTTAAAATCTAGAAACTATCCGGGCGAAAGTTTAACAACGAGTTCAACCAGCGATGTTACCAGCTCTACCACACAAAACTTTGTTAGAACTAGAGCAAGACAAATGGTGTTTAGAGTACAGTCAGATGATGATGCAAATACAGCAGTACGCACTGGATTTAAATGGAGACTAGGAGCTAATAGATTCGATATTAGAACTGATGGCAGAAGATAATGGCAAAGCTTCTTGATAGTAGGTTACCATTAGCATTAACTGAGGTTGATGCGAACATATTCAATCGGCTAGTTAG